TGCGTCGTGATCTTCAAGAGACCCTATTGGATCGCGAGCCTTCGCATCGGCACCGATCCTCCGCCCGAGGACGGTACCACGCCCTTGCTCTTCAAGGAGGAGGGGCTGCCCGTGGCGTGGATCGGCGAAGCAATCGAAGCGCACGACCGCAAGGCTGGTGTTGCGATCACGTGGCCTTACAAGAATTGGAATACCGGCGAAATCCTCGGCCCCAAGCCGCCACCACTTTCGCGCTCGTGGCACTCCCCGCGCCCCGTCGGGGTAACGGTTTTGTCTTGATGGAGACCACCATGGCTAAGAAGAAGGGCAAGGGACGCCGCGGTTGCTGAGGCAATCGGGACCCTGAGAACACGCGATGGCAGGCAAGGGCGGCAAGCGCAGCACTACATGGCAGAAGGGCGTCTCCGGCAACCCCGGCGGCCGTCCGAAACTGACGCCTGCCGAAGAGGACGCCATCGCCTTGTCGAAGCAGTACGCGCCGGACGCAGTGAAGGCGCTTCACGAGATGGCGACGGACCGCTCGGTCGAGCCGAAAGCGCGGGCTATCTGTGCGAACAGCCTCCTGGATCGAGCCTTCGGGAAGCCGAAGGAAACCACCGAGACGACCGTAAAGCATGAGCGCCGAAGCGAATCCGACGTCATGGCCGAGCTTGTCGCCCTCGGGCTGGTCGCGGGCGGGGTCGCTGATAAGGGAGTTGAGGACGCTAAGGGCGGCTCGCAGCTTCACTGACTTCGCGCCGCTGATCTATCCGCGCTACGAGAACGCTGCACACCTTCGCATCCTGAGCGAGAAGCTGGAGGCGGTGGAGCGGGGCGATATCAGCCGCCTCATCGTGACGATGCCGCCGAGGCACGGGAAGACGTGGACGGCGTCGCACCTGTTCCCTGCGTGGTTCCTGGGGCGCGACCCCGAGCGGTACGTCATCGCGGCGACCTACGCGCAGGAGTACGCGGACGATATCGGGCGGGCGGTGCGCAACATCCTCGCCGATCCGCAATTCTCCGAGGTTTTCCCGGCGTGCAAGATCGCCGACGACAACGCCTCGATCCGCAGGTTCGCGACGACGGCGGGCGGGACGTACTTCGCGGCCGGCGTGGGCGGCCCCATCACCGGGCGTGGCGCCGACCTGTTCCTCATCGATGACCCCATCAAGGGCCGCGAGGACGCCGATAGCGAGGCGATGCGTCGTCAGCTTCGGGACTGGTACACGAGCGTTGCCTACACTCGCTTGATGCCCAATGGTCGGATCGTGCTCATCCAGACCAGGTGGCGAGACGACGACCTCGCCGGCTGGGTGCTGAAGGAGCATGCACACGAAGGCTGGGAGACGGTGGACTTCCCCGCCGTTCTCCCCGACGGCTCGACGCTATGGCCGGATCGGTACGACGCTGAGGCGCTGGCGCGGATCAAGCGGACGCTACCATCGCGCGACTGGCACGCGCTCTACATGCAGAAGCCGGTCGCTGACGAGGGCGGCATCCTAAAGCGCCACTGGTGGCAGCGGTGGAAGAAGGACGCGCCCCCAGCGGTCGAGCACGTCGTTCTATCGCTCGATACGGCCTTCAGCGAGAAGGAAAGCGCCGACTACAGCGCGGCGACGGTGTGGGGCTGGTTCAAGTCTGGTGACGCGACCGACGAGACGAAGGCGCCGAAGGAACTCGACAACGTCATCCTGCTCGACGCGTGGCGGGACCGTGTCGACTTCCCGGACCTTCGGACCAAGGTCAAGGCGCTCATCAAGAAATACCAGCCCGACACGGTGCTGATCGAGAGCAAGGCGTCGGGCCAATCGCTCATCCAGGAGCTTCGCCGCGCCGGCATCCCGGTAGTGGCCTACACGCCCGACAGGGACAAGGTTGCGCGGGCGTGGTCGGTGCAGCCGATCCTCGAAAGCGGCGTCGTCTGGGCGCCCGAGAAGCCCTTCGCGGACATGGTGATCGACGAGTGTGCGGCGTTCCCGACCGGAGCGCATGACGATCTCGTCGACTGCACGACGCAGGCCCTCATCCGATTCCGCCGGGCCGGCATGGCGCGGCTGACGAGCGATCCGTTCGACGATGATGACGACGCCAAGCCGCTGAAGCGGCGCGGGCAGAGCTACTACGCATAGAGGACCGCATGGCGACGCAACTGCTCATCACAGAGGAGGACGAGCAGCCACAGTACGCCGGAGAACCGTCGATCATCCCGACCGAGGACGGCGGTGCCATCGTCGATCTCGAACCCCAGCCCGAGCCCGGCAAGGCAGAAGCCCTACAGACCGCAGAGTGGGACGCCAACCTCGCGGAGTACCTCGACGACACGCAGTTGATGCGGATCGCCGGGGACCTGATCGACGGCGTGAAGTCCGACGACGCATCGCGCGACGAGTGGAAGAAGATTCTCAAGGACGGGATGGAGCAGCTCGGCCTTGAGAACATGCCGCGCGACATCCCGTACAAGGGCGCCTGCGGCGTAACCTATCCGCTCATCATGGAGGCCGCGGTTCGCTTCCAGGCCCGGGCCATCGTCGAGATGTTCCCCGAGGGCGGCCCGGTCGAGACTAAGGTGGTCGGGGAGGAGACCGACGAGACCCGCGAGCAGTCGGAGCGGGTGCGGGATTACCTGAATTACCTGCTGTCCGACAAGGACGAGGGGTATTTCCCCGACTACGACCAGATGCTCCTGTGGCTCGCGATCCAGGGCTCGATGTTCCGCAAGGTCTGGCGCGACCCGCTGCGCAACATGACGTCGTCGCGCTACATCAAGTCCGACGACATCGTGCTTTCGTATGGTGCGGCGGACGAGGTCACGGCGCCCCGCCTGACCCATCTTCTCCGCTACACGCCGAACGAGGTGCTCAAGCTCCAGGTCGCCGGGTTCTATCGCGATATCCCGCTCGTCAAAGTCACGCAAGAGGCCGATCCCGGCCCGATGGCGGAGAAGGCCAACGAGATCGAGGGCGTTGAGGCCCCGACCGACGACAAGCACGCCCGCCGGCTGCTCTACGAGGTCCACACCGAACTTTACCTCGAAGACGACCCCGCCGCGGATCAGAACGGCATCGCGCTGCCCTACGTCGTCACCATCGATGAGGAATCGCAGGTCGTTCTCGCGATCCGCCGCGGGTGGAGGCAGAACGACCCGGAGCGGAAGCGGCGCGAGTATTTTGTCCATTACCGGTTCTTCCCCGGCTTCGGCGTCTACGGCTACGGCTACGCCCACCTCGCGGCGGGTCACAACCGAGCGATAACGTCGATCCTGCGGCAGTTGGTCGATGCAGGGCAGTTCGCCAACCTCCCCGCTGGTGTCATCACCAAGGGCGCGCTGAAGAAGGACCAGAACAACGTCCCGTTCGCGCCGGGCGAGTTCAAGGAACTGGACAACGTCGCGCCCGAGCGGCCCATCTCGAACCTGATCTCGCCGCTCCCGTTCAAGGAGCCCTCGGCGGTCCTGTTCCAGATGATGAACGGGCTGATCGAGAGCGGCCAGCGGTTGACCAATCTCATGGACGCCGAGGTAGGCGACGGGTCGACGCAGCAGGCTGTTGGGACGGTGGTGGCGCTGCTGGAGCAGTCGCTTCAGGTCCAGTCCGCCATTCACAAGCGGATGCACCGCGCGCAGCACAAGGAATTCCGCCTCATCGCCGAGACCGAGCGGGAGTTCATCCCGCCCGAGGGCTACCCGTACAACGTCGGCGGCACCGACCGAAAGGTGATGCAGCAGGACTTCGACGACCGGGTCGACGTCATTCCGGTGTCGGACCCCAAAGCGTTCACGACGACGCAGCGAATGGCGAAGGCGCAGTTCGTATTTCAGACCGCGCAGACCGCGCCCCAGCTTCACAAGGCCCACGGCGTCTACAAATACATGTACGACGCGGCCGGGATCGACAACACCGACGCCTTCCTCGCCCAGGAACCGCCGCCGCCGTACACGGGTGATCCGAACAGCGAAAACATGGCGGTCATGCAGGGCAAGCAATTGCAGGCCCGGCCCGACCAGGACCACGAATCCCACTGCACCGCGCATCTTCTGATGCTCCAGATCCCGGGCATGATGATGAGCCCGCCGGGTCAAATCCTATTCAAGCACGCCGTCGAGCACGAGTTGCTTGGTATCTGGTCGACCGAGCAGCAGGCGATCACGCAGACCACGGCGGCGAACCCCGCGCTGCGCCAAGCGCAGGCGATGGGCGCGCAGATCCAGCCAATCCAGCTTCCTCCGCCCGGCCAGCCGATGCCGCCCGAGCTTGAGAACGCTTACGCCAAGGCGACAGCGACCGCGATGCAGCGCGTCGTCGCGAAGCTCAAGGCCATGGTTCCCATGCCTCCGGGCCAGACCGACCCCGCGATGATCCAGGCGCAGACCAACGCCGAGGACGTCAAGATGAAGGACAGCCGCGAGCGGATGAAGATCGCGGAGGACGCCAAGGCAAAGGCCGAGGCGACCGCGCTCGCCGCTCGTAAGCACGCCGACGAAATGGCGCTGGAGTACGAGAAGCTGACAGCGGACGTGACCAGCGAGCAAATGGCGCTGGAGCAGGCGGCACGCGAGGGTGCGATGGGCCGGCTGACGACGCTGGCGACACGCCCGCAGCAGCAGCCCCAGAGGCCGATGCAGTGATCCCTTACGATGCGCTTTCCGACTTGGTAGAGCGAGAAATCTGGACGCGGATATCGAAGGTAGCGACGCACATCGCAGATGGTGGTGCCGCCGATTGGGCGGAGTACCGCTATCAGGTCGGGGTGCGGAAGGGCCTCAAGGATGCTCTCGTGGCGCTCGACGAGGCCAAGGCGAAGATCAACATCGAGGAGTCGTAATCAGTGCCGGCAGCCCCTCCCATGAAGCCCTGCGGCTATCAGGTTCTCGTCAAGATGCAGACCGCGCCGAAGAAGACCAAGAGCGGCTTGCTGCTCACGGCCGAGACCACCGGCAACGCCGAATGGAAGGCATCCCGCGGCATCGTCGTTGCGATGGGGCCGGACGCGTACACCGGCAACCGTCCCGATGGTTCGCCGCGCTTCCCGACCGGCCCCTACTGCGATCGCGGCGATTGGGTTGACTGGAATCGATATCAGGAGCGCCGCATCCATTGGGGCGACGACGAATACGCGGTGATCGCGGACGATCGCATTCTCGTGAACTTCGGAAAGACGGAACCTCCCGTCTGGTGATCCGCGTCCTCTGACGCGCTGCGGGAACGCCGGCCCGCGTCGAACCCCGGCGCAACCCAAGGATAAAGATGGCTGAAAACGAGCGCGTCGAGCGCCCGGAGGGAAGCGATTCCCCGCAGGGCGCCGATACCGTAGTCGCGACCGAATCTCCCGATGATGGGGACATTCAGGTCGTCGTCGAGGACGCACCCGCCCCGGAGGGGCAGGACGGCGTAACCGGCGGCGACGATGCCGAAGCTCCCGAGCCCCAGCCGGAAGACCGGCGCCGCCAGCGGCCCTCCGCACGCCAACGCATCCGCGAACTGACGCACGAAAAGCGCCAGTACGAGGCCGCGCTCGCGCAGGCGCAGCAGCAGATTCAGGCCGAGCAGTGGCAGCGACAGCAGGCTATCGCGCGAGCGGTGCAGGCCGAGCGTGCCGGGCTCGACGCGCACTATGGCTACCTGAAATCCGTCGAGGCGAACCTTCAGGCGCGCAAGACGCAGGCGCTCAACACGGGTGATGCGGCGGCCATCGCGCAGATCGACGCGGACGCGGCCCGGCTCGGCGCGGCGATCTACCAGACCGAAGGCCAGCGGGCGCAGCTACAGCGGTTGATGCCGCAGCCGGGCCAGCCGCATCCGATGGTGCAGCAGCCCCCACAGCAGCGGCCCCAGCTCCAGCAGCAGGCACCGCAGCGGCTTCATCCCGCGGCTGAGAAGTGGGCGGAGGCGCAGTCGGACTGGCTTTCGTCGGACCAGAGGAAGATTCGCGACGCGCGCATCGAGGCGCAGCGGCTCGAAGCCGACGGCTACACGCCCGACGATCCGGAATACTACGACCAGCTCAATCGTCGGCTGAGCACTCTCTACAACGATTTCCGGCCGGTGAACCCGGCTGGCAACGTCCGCCAGAACGTATCTGGCAATCAGCGCCCCGGGGGATCGGCTGTCGCCCCGGTGGATCGCGGCTCCAGCTTCTCGCCGCAGAGACCGGGCCAAATCCGCGTCTCTCGTGAGGAACTGGAAGGCGCCAAGCGGCTCGGCATCAACGTGGACGACCCCAAGGCCCTGAAACGATGGGCTAACGAAAAGGTCGCGTACGAAAAAGCCGAGTCTGAGCGCGCCGCGCGTCGAGCGCGATAACCACAGCACAGCAAGGGAAGCGCACATATGAACGCGCACGAGAACCGCGAGATGCAGTCTCGCGAGATGACGGACCGCGAAGCCGACGAGCTGACCGAGTTCGAGGAGTTCCGCGATCCGCACAACCTCGACTACATGACCCCTCCCGCCAGCGCTGGCGAGCACTTGCGCTGGGTGGCGACGGGTCAGAAGAACGTATCCA